CTTCGCGAGGATGTACGCGAGAACCCATGCCCCCCACCCCCTTGCATATTCTGTGTGCTTATGCACTCCTTCTCCTTCCTCGGTTCTCACGGTGCGACTTCCTCGAGTTGCATGAGACACACAGCACAGACAAGTTAGCACGAGACAGCACGTGACCATCCTGTGCTAACCCAACCACGTGGTCAATGCTCAAGCGTTGTGCTGCATGTGGTGTACGTTCATACCCAGGACACATCCATCCATGTTGTGCCACGTGCTGCTTGATCATGGTGCTGCGTATGTCACGCCATGCACGCGACGCGTACACCGGGTGGTCGGGTTTGGTGCTGCGCTTGCCCATGTGATCACCACACCTCGCGCAATAGGACCCGGTCCCAACGAACCCGGTACCACAAGACGCACAGATTCGACTCCTGGGCATAATCAGCAACCTTGACCGTGGCGTCCATGGTATTGAGCGTGGCGCGGTTGCCACGTACGTAGTACGTGTGGCAACGCACCGCCACGCTCAATCCCCGGTATGGACAAGCGTGGCGCGCCATGGTGACGCCACGCTAACGCCACGCTCGCCACGCTTCTCATTCAGACACCACTTTCAGGTGCCTGATCTTCCTGACTTTGAACACCGTTCCGCCTTGCGCAGCGTTGCCTTGCAACGTGTACGTCTTGCGCCCGTGATCACCGACCTCGACGGACACCTTCTGCAGGCGTTCCAACTCGCGTAGCGTGTCCCGTAGCGCGCCCGATCGATCACTCAGGTTGAGTGCCTCCTCAAGTTCCTGTCGCGTCTTCGGGCCTTCCTCAAGGAGGGCAATGATGGGACCGGCATCCTGCACCGCTTGCTCACCACGATCCATGATCTCGAGGTGACCGACTCGAGGCATCTTCACGAACAGCGGTTCAGGCACCTGGGCGAAGCGTGACGACGTGGTGACGGTGCGCGTTCCTGGGTCCTTGTACCCATACTCGATCGAAACGTCCACGAGTGCGTACAACGCTGAACTACCACGAACGGCCTCACCGTATTCTCCGCCCCCCTTTCTCGTGTGATGGATGACGATCACCGAGATCCCTGTGCCTGCTACGGCGTTCTGCACGGCGGTGACTGCCTTGGTCACCTCGGACGCGTCGTTCTCGTCCTTGAACTGGGCCCAGGCGGACAGCGTGTCGATGATCAGCACGTCTCGTCCTTCCCGTCGCGCCTGACGGACTGCACGATCGAGTGCATCTGGGAAGGTGAGGCCCGCACGCGCGGCGACTGATCGTGGGAACACAGCGAGGTGCTTGATCTTGTAGGCGTCTGCCTTCTCAAGGACCGTCGAGGGTGCCTCCTCGGTCATCAGCAACGCCGTGCCGCGTGTCGTGTCCTCGCCCAGGAACCGTTCCTCGTTCTCATGGCAGGCGAGGAAGTGGAAGATGAGGGTCGACTTGCCTGACTTGGGTGGGCCTGATACGAGCGTGAGCGCATCCTTGGCGAAGTATCCTTCGGCAACCCATGGCACGGTCGGTGGGACGGATGCTGCCAACGCCGTGAGGTCGAACGCGATCTCCTGCGTCTCTGTCAGCAGCAATGGTTCCTCGCCGTGCGTTCGTTTGAACCAGTCGCGCAGGTCCTTCTCACCCTCGAGGATGTGCAGGACGGGCCTGATCGTGGACACGGACAACCCAGCAGCGATCGCCGCGTCCGTGTACTCGTCGGTCGCCTTCTCGCCTGCCTCATCCTGATCGAACATGAGGACGACGTGTGAGGCACCACGATCGCGCAGCAACCGCCACACGGCACCTGACAGCGACGAGTTCGCGCCTTTCGTGATCCCGTACGCGTCGAGGCCCATGTAGCGGGCGATCGAGGCGTCTGACTCGCCTTCGGTCAGGTAGATCGTGTCCTCGAGCACATCCTCAGGCATGGGCCACAACGGGGGTGGCATGATACCCGTCTTGTTCCACGTGTACTGCTTCGATCCAACCACACGCTGCTTGCAGATCCCGTTGTGTGGGAAGGTGAACGTGACGAGGTCACCCGTCTCGCCGATCGGCAGCGTCTTCACGAACGCGATGGGCAGGCCCGTGTAGAACGCCCACCAAGCGAGGCCGCGCCCCTTCCACTGTTGAGGCACGGGTACGACCTTCTCACCCCTTGTAGGCGCCTTGCTGCGCGTCACACGAGGCGCTGTGGTGATGCCCGATGCTGCCTGCACGATCGAGTCGTAGTCGCACCCGGCGAAGCAGTGGACGACCGCGGGTGCTGTGTCTGACCCCTTGCGCGTGACGTGTAACGACGCCTGCGCATCACCGTGGGACGGGCACTGGGCCTTGAACCCGTCTGCTGTCTTCTGTCTCCCCTCAAGGTCGAGGTGTTGGGCCCACCAGGTATACGAGTGTCGGGAAGAAGGCAAACCTCTCAGTCCTGTCCTCCTGCCCTTGAGGTGTCCAAACTCGAGGCCCGGTGTGGGCGGTAGCACGTGATCAACGCACCACCGCGATCCCACACCGGGCGTCTGGGCCGCGCCGACCGGACAGGAAGAGTCGAGGCCTGCACGATCGTAGGCGAAGAACACACGGCGGTGTCAAGTCGCCGCACACCTGAACGTGCGGACCGAACGGGGTTTGCCCGACAATGCCGCATACGTGTACGTCATGTGGCACAAAACTGCCGAACTAGTTCTCTCAGAATACGCTTGACAGGTTTGAGCGTACGCCATTAGTGTTGACACAACGAGATCCGCTCCTGCCGATCTCACGCACCTTTACATCCCGAATATCGAACCTCGATCAACACCCCCGATGACCTAACGGCACCAGGTACCTCACCTCGCAAGAGGTGGAACGCCCGAACATCGCAAGATGGGCCAGAGTGCGGGAACCCGGGAAGGATGATCAGGAACGATCTTCTACACACGATCAGGCAATCGCCCGCTCCTAACGAGATGGGTCGCCCGTCGCGATAACGCCTACCAGGCATGACGACCTGGCAAGGACGATCGGTGGGGCAGACAACCGCGGACCGAGAAACGAGGCGTCTGATCGGAACAAGTCGAAACGCTGCTGCGACACAATCAGGCAGCGTCGTGACCGGGTTAGTGACCGGCACCTGAAGGAGACACACAATGGCAGCGTTCAACGGCACCTCATACGTCAAGGGCACGCAGGTCCTCGTCCTGACGGGCGAGAACGAAGGCCTGGCAGGCACGATCATCGTGGTCGGCCTCAACGGCAACTACGTGGTGCAGATCGGGCTCGACGGCGAGCGCGTCTCATTGCACCACAGTCAACTCGATGCAGGAGACGCGGGTTTCGGACATGCCTGCAGCGCCTGTGGCGCAGCATTCCACGAGAACGATGAGCGGGCCGAAGTCGTCAACAAGACGACAGGCGCCCGCTCGGTGATGCACGTTGAGGAGTACCTCGCGGACACCGACTGCTACGACCTGGCATAGCACGACACACGGACAGGAGAACAACATCATGGCGCGACAGATCGAGAACCTGGACGAGGCGAAGGCAGCAGCAGGCGAAGGCCTGAACGAGTTGGAGCAGGCGCGCGAGTTGTACGCCGAGTTCCTGGAGCATTGGCAGAACGCGATGCACGAGGCGGCGCGCCTGGGCCTGCACATCGAACTGCAGGCAGGCGCCTACCAGCCGTTCGTGCGCGATCAGGGCATGGGCAATGCGCCGGACGCCTGGTTCGACTCAGCATCGCGGCAGTTCGAAGACGTCCAGAACGCGGACGACAGCGAGAAGGCGGATTGGGAATGAACGGACAGGAGATCACGGAAGTCGTCCGGTATGCGGACGCGCTGGTCGCGGGGCACAGCACCTGGGTCGCGATCGATGACAACAACCAGCAGGTGTTCGGCCCGTTCGAGACGCGGGACCAGGCAGTCGCCTGGGCGGTCGAAGTGATGTACGCGACAGGCGAATGGGATCGCGCCGACGCAGGCAAGGGCGCACGGTCAAACGATTGGGACGACCTCAACGATGCAGGTTGGGGCATCGTTGAGATGCAGGTCCCGACATCGCCCACACAGTTCGGCAACGAGTAGCACACAACAGGACAGGAGACACTCGATGGCAACCCAGGAAGACATGATCAGGAAGATCTCGGCGATCCTCAAGAAGGCAGAGGGGACCGACAACGAGAACGAGGCGGCATCGTTCTTCGCCGCAGCGAACGAACTCATGCTCAAGTACGCGATTGACGAGCAGCGCGTACGTGAGGAGACGCGGGCACGCGAAGGTGCCAAGGTCGAGTCGCCCAGGCAGAACTCGTGGATGTACGCCACGCACGATGCCCACGCGAAGGCGAAGGAGACGCTCATCCACGCGGTCGCTCGATCGCAGCATGTCCGGTTCACACCGTACAGCAACAAGCCCGGCAGCAACAGGCGCTGGGAAGGCAATGAGGGGCGCTTCTCGCAGTGGGGATCGCTCACGGGTTACGGGCAAGACATCGAGAACGTCAAGACGATGTACGCGTCGCTGCTCATCCAGTGGGCGCGGTACATTCGCACCGACACCCGCAACCGTCGCGCCGAGCAGGAAGGCGAGTGGAGCGACATGATCGCCGCCTACCCAGAGCAGACGCGGTTCACCCATGACAAGTTCATCAAGGAAGGCGAGTACGGATTCCGCACAGGACACCTCGAGGGGTTCGCCCACCGAGTCGGTGCCCGCCTGCAGCAGCAGGAACGTGACTTCCTCGCGATGGCGCATGCCGACGCGCTGATGGTCAACAAGGACGCTGAGATCTCGGCGTGGATGAAGTCGCAGGAAGAACCGAAGTGGTACGACAAGTACTGCCTCGACTACTCGCGATCGAAGAACGCCTTCTGTGGCATCCTCAAGGGGCATGTCGAGGCGGGCAATCCCAAGCACGAGTACACGATCAAGGCAGCGCGACGCTCAGGTGGTGGGCGTCGGGACGTTGACGGGTCGGGATACGCCGCAGGTTCAGCGGCAGGCAACCTCGCCGATCTCGGCGGGCCCAGCAAGTTGAGGTAGGACAGGATGACGCAGCAGGCGAAGATGTACCCAGGTCCGGACGGGACCTTCTACAACGTCAAGGACACGCGGGAGATGCAGGCGTGGGAGGACGCCTGGGCTGACCACATGGGTCAGCAGCGGACGACAGTCGAGGCGGTAGTGGACGCCGCCCGACACGTCGCGCAGACGATCAACCCGGAAGCGAAGAAGCAGCGCGACGAGGCAGTCGCCTACATCCGTGACTACCGGGGGACGTGGGAGTTCATCCTGGACCTTAGCGCACGGATGACGCCTCGCACAGTCAACGGTGCCAGGTGGGGTGGTGAACACTTCACGCTGTCGCCCAGGCAGGTCGAGGTTGTCCTCGCCAGCAAGGCCCGCGAAGAAGGTTGGGCCCGTGAACGTGCGGAACAGGCAGCGAAGGCCGCTCAGCGACCGTTGTCTGGGGGCACAGGCGGGGTCACGACGATCACCCAGGATGGGTTCTACAAGCACGATGGCAACATCGTGAAGGTCCAGGTTGCAGTGCACGGGTCAGGCAACCTGTACGCCAAGCGCCTGGTCGTCCAGGAGCACGGTTCGGCATCGTGGGAATACATGCCGGGCCTGGTCACCAAGTTGACGGAAGACGAGCGCCTCACGCGCGAACAGGCAGTCGAGTTCGGTCGCCTGTACGGCGTGTGTGGCATCTGCGGACGGACGCTCACGGACGAGCGTTCGATCGCGGACGGGATCGGACCCATCTGCGCCGGGCGAGCGTTCGGCGATTAGGGGGTTGAACAGCAGCCCGGTGCTGCGCGTAGGATCGCAGCCCAGCAAGGAGGACAGGATGGTGAACGGGGGAACATTGGCGACGCTCGTGGTGTTCATTGCACTGCTGGTGTTCGTCGTCGTCGTCGCGTCAGCGGTCATCCCGTACGCGATGCACTTCCGCAATCTGCTGCCTTAGGCAGCGAAAGGACAGGACATGGCACACGACGAGTACGACCACCTCCGCGAGTCGGCGGATCAGGCAGCGTTCAAACGGGTGCCGTTGACGCCAGCACAGCAGGACGCGTTCCGCGCGTACATGCACGACCTCAACCGCCAGGCAGCGATCCAGCAGGGAGTCGATCCCGACACGATCTGCCCCCAGTGCGGCAGCGACAAGGATCCCAAGTTCCCACACTGCCAGGCCTGCGAGGACCAGGCAGTCGATCATGGGATCTCATACGCCGACAGCAGGTAACACCCCCACGATCGGGCAGGAGCATCGTTCCCGCCCGACGGCGAGTGTGGCACTTGTCACACCGAAGTAGCGACAGGAGAACAGTCATGGCCACTATCAAGGCAACGAACGCGAAGATCGCCACAGCGCAGAAGGGTCAGGCGGCAGCGCGCTCGACCCGGAAGGTCAGCGTCGCGACGGGCACCACCCGCCCGATGACGGCGAAGGAGCAGGCGACCAGCGGTCGCACGAACGGTGCCACGAAGGCGCCGGCAGCGAAGGCGACGACGAAGGCCCCCGCGAAGGCGACCGCGCCGAAGCCCGAGCCCATCGCGTTCAAGGTCCCGCCGCGCAAGGGCGAGACGCAGGCCGACTACGTCCGGCGCGCACTCGAGTCCCACCCGGACGCGCGGCCCGCGGACATCGCGAAGGCGACGGGAGTCAACCCGGCGTACGTCTGGGATATCCGCGCCGCCGTCCAGCGCCGCGCAGCGAAGGAGCAGGCGATCGCGAGCAAGTAGTCGGGACGATCATTGGGTGCCGGGTTAGACCACCCGGCACCCATCACCATGTTCAACGGACAGGAGTTCACCGATGTCGGTCAAGAGGATCTACTACGTCAAGCACGCACGGCAGACGTACGCCCGTGACGCGTCAGCAACGCCCACGATCATCGAAGTCAAGAAGAAGGACGGCACGCCGAAGATGGGACGCGGCGGACGCCCGATGACCCGTCGCGTGATCGCGAAGGACAAGGGCACACCGTTGCCCCTCAAGAAGTGCAGCAAGTGCGGCGACACGATCGGGGTCGGTGACCCGTACCTGTACTGGGAACCGTACTTCCGATCGAGCACCACGGTCGTCCGGTGCATGAAGGCGACGTGCTTCCCTCGCCCGAGTGAGCGCGAGTCGTCGCTGATGCAAGGCGTCCTCGCTGCCCAGGAGTCAGTCGAGGACTCGCTCGCTGACCTGTCAGACGTGGACGAGACGTCGTTCTTCGAAGACCTGCAGCAGGAGATGGTCGATGCCTTGGACGAGGTCATCGAGCAGTACCAGGAGGCAGACGAGAACTTCGGCGGGCAGGGGTCATCCGAGGCGGGGCAGCGCGCCGAGGAACTCGAGTCCCAGAAGGACGAGGTCGAGTCGGTGTCCTTCGATGATCCTCCCGAGCGGGACGAACTCGACGCCTGCGACAACGAGGAGCACGAGACGAACACCGAGGGGTGTGACGACTGCGACACGATCGTGGACGAGGCCATGACCAACTGGCGCGACGAGCAGGCATCGAACCTGCAGGAAGCGTTGATATTCTGATGGCAAGGAAGCGTGGTGACGGGCACTGCTTGTGGTGCACCCACCTCAAGGCATCGCACACGGGACGCGTGGATCCCGCGATCCTGGAAGACCCGAAGTACGCCCGGGTCAAGTGGACAACGTCCGCTTGTCACGTTCCCGGGTGCGCGTGCAGGACGTACGAGTCCTGAGCAGAACCCCTTCTCAAACGGTCGCTAAGCCCGGTTGCTGCTCAAAGTTGCCCAATCACAGGGCGACCTGGGTGACCGGGCCTTAGCGACCGTTGTAGCCACCTTGTACGCGATCGTGTAGGCGTTGCGCCGTTGACAACCTACGCACGCCGTCACTATCGTCATAGGTCGCACCCGCGTTCCTCCCCCGGTTCGCGGGTGCGACAGGACAGGAGCACCCACCCATGACTACAGGCGATCTCATCGTGATCGTCGCTGTATTCCTCGCCATCCTCTCGATCGGGACAGCAGTCCTCGGGATCATCCTGGGACCCGACCCCGACCTCGAGGACAACAAGAAGGACAGGATATGATGGGCAGAAACCCGAGCCTGGGCATCGCGCCCACCCCCAAACCGGTCAAGGTCATCCCGAAGGATCCCAAGGTCCCGTGCCGAACTGGGCAGCATCGGTTGCGGTTCGTCGCACTGTACCCGGACGGGCGTCCTGACGCCTGGGCGGGGCGGTGGTGTGAACTGTGCCCATACCGCGACACCTCGGTCTTGCACTTCGCATGATCGACCGGGCACTCCTGTACGTGGGCAACGACGGCGCGCTACGACTCGCGCCGCCGCTTGGCCACACGTACCGGGAGGTCAAGCAACAGATCGGGGCATCGTGGGACGACCAGGCAGACGCCTGGAAGTTCCCGGCGCTGCGATCGAACGTCGTCCAGGCCATCGAGGCCTTCGGCGACGATCTGGATCTCAGCGAACAGGTCAAGGAGATGGGCGATGGCTACGGGTTCAAACCCGCAAGCGTCGCCCATCGCCGTTTCACCGACCTGTACCCGTACCAGCAGCGGGCCGCCGAGTACCTTGTCGGCAACCCACATGGCACGCTGCTGAACATGTCCCCGGGCCTGGGCAAGACGGCGGTATCGATCGTCGCCGCCCAGGCCTCCTTGCTGTTCCCATGCCTGATCGTCGCGCCTGCCTCACTCCTCTACACCTGGCAGCGTGAGATCAAGGCGTGGTCGGGCGAGGATGCGCTGATCGCGCACGGCACGAACCCCCAGATCGGTGGCGGGTTCACGATCACCTCCTACGACACGGTGGTCAGGCACCCTGACTGGTTCGACGTGGTCAAGTGGCGCCTCCTCGTGATCGATGAGTCGGTCCTAATCAAGAACCGGACGACCAAGCGGTACAAGGCGCTCGACGCGTTGCGGCAGAAGGTGCCGAAGGTGTGGATGCTGTCGGGATCACCGACCACACGCTACGCGGACGACCTGTGGACCCAGATGCACCTCGCCTGGCCCGTCGCGTTCAGTTCCTACTGGCGGTTCGCCGAGCGCTTCTGCGTGTTCGAAGCGAACATCTGGTCGAAGACGGGGAAGGAGATCGTCGGCACCCGCGAGTCACGCGACCTGACCTGGGAACTCGGGGACGTCATGCTGACGGTCAACCAGGAGGACCCGGACGTCCTGCCTGACCTGCCCGAGTACCTGTACCAGACGGTCGATGTCGAACTCACGCCGCGACAGAAGCAGGCGTACCGCGAGATGCTCAAGGACTTCCTCACCGAACTAGGTGGGAAGGAGGTGACCGCCGACAACAAGTTGGCACAACTCATCCGCCTGCAGCAGATCACGTCGGGCCTGGCAAACTTCTCAGGCCTGCTGACTGACTCGGCGAAGGCGGATGCACTCATCGAGTTGATCGAGTCACAGGCGTTCAAGTTCCCGGCGATCGTGTGGACACATTGGCGCGGGGGCGCTGAGGACCTCACACACCGTCTGAGAGCGCGTCAGATCAACGCTGACTGGGTTTCTGGGTCGTCCCTGACACGTACCCGGGATCGACAGTTTGAGGCCTACAGGAGCGGTGCTACGGACGTCCTCGTCCTGTCACTCGGTGTGGGCAAGTTCGGGCACACGCTGACGAACACCCGCACGGTCGTCTACCTGGACAAGACGTGGGCAGCAGACGACTACATCCAATCTCTGCGACGTGTGCGAAGGATCGGGTTGACTTGGCGCCCGCTCCTCCTCACACTACGCGCACCAGGCACCGTGGACGACCTCCTCGAGGACAACCTGTCTGGCAAGATGCCATCGCTCGCCAAGATCAGCAACGCGCAGTTGAAGGAACTGCTGAAAGGACTGGGCCTGTGATCCTACTTGCACTCGATCCGGGAGTCACGACGGGTTGGGCGGTGCTCGGTGAGTCGGGCGTCTATGACACCGGCAACTTCCTTGCCGAGGACCTGCGGGAAGGCCTCATCTACGTCATGGAACACTGGGCTCCTCAGGAGGCAGTGGTCGAGGTGTTCCCGCTCGCACCATCGGGCGCCTTGGCAACCCAACTGCGTGAAGTCGTCGCGACGATCAACCTGGTCCTCACTGACTACGCCCGCCTGTGGCACCCAGTAACACCTGGCGTGTGGAAGACGTCATCGGCACCCGAGTCACCCAAGACACGCTATGGAGTGAAGTTGACGCCCCACGAGCGGGACGCGATCAGGATGGGCAGGTACTGGTTGGGCAGCAGGCATGTTTGACCTGGGCCCGGTCGACCTGCATGAGACGTCGGTCACGGAACGCGCTGACTTCCGGCAGTGTCGGCGGAAGTGGTTCCTGGTCGTCGTCAAGCGCCTGCAACCTCACGGTGGTGCGCCCTACTTCTGGTTCGGCAACCTGCTGCACTACGCCCTGGAACACTACTACGTGGGTCAGCGCGATGGTATGTCACTGCAGGAGCGTGAGACGTGGGCCCGTGAGGCCTACGACCACTTCCTCGAGGAGTCGCTCCCAGGCATCCGCGAGGACCTCGGGTTCCTGTGGGAGTCAGCGGAGGACGAGTACGCCGACATGATCGCGATGGGACGCGCGATGCTGACCGGGTACTTCCAGATGGAGCGCGAGACGGGAGGCATGGGTGATCCGATCGCCGTCGAGGAACGCTACCGCGTGACGATCAGGACGCGGGCAGGACGCGCGTTCCCTGGGTCACCCGAACTCACCGGGCGCTTCGATCTCGTGGTGGAACGACCTGACGGGACCATCTGGGTGGTCGACCACAAGACGGCAGGTCAGAAGCACAGCAGCGCGTACCTCGACCTCGATGACCAACTCACGGGATACGCCTACGTGTACTGGCGTGCAACGGGCGTCCTCCCGCGTGGTCAGGTCTACAACGTTCTCCTCAAGAAGGCGCCGCGCGAACCCACGCTACTCAAGTCAGGCAAGTTGTCGAGGGCGCGGGATGAACCGACGACCTACTCGCTGTACCTCAAGGCGATCAAGCGCCTGGGCCTTGATCGTCGCGAGTACCAGGAGCACCTCGACTGGTTGAAGGATCGCGGGTGGACGGACTTCTACATCCAGGAGGGGGTGTTCAGGAACATGGCGCAACTCGAGCAGTTCGAGTTGAACCTTGCCGAGGAGTGGCGGGATATGCGCGACGTGGCAGCGCATCCCGAACGCGCGTACCCGTCACCGTCCTCGATCAACTGCCCAGGATGCCCAGTCAAGATGCTGTGTGCAACGATGCAGGATGGGGGTGACGTTGAGGCGATCATCGAACAGCAGTACAGCATCGCACCACCACGGAGGTAAACCGTGCCAAAAGGACAGGTTGAGAGAACATGGGACTACCTTCACAGGATCCCACCATGGCAAGGAGGCATAACACCAATGGATCAGGATCAGGCACTGCTACCGGTAGACGGTGATCAGAAGGCACTTTGGGTTGACGTGCAAGGTCTGCCTCATGGTCCTACCGCTATCCCCAGGCGCAAGTTGTGGGATCTGCTACCTCTGAATGAGGAGGTCCCACGGGACATCGAAGGCTGGGCGAAGGCAACAGGCGGAGCAGAATCTACGATACGGAACTCGCTCATCCACTGGGTTCAATACCGAGCGATCAGGGACGGGCGGGATGCTTCTGGCACTCGCACAGTGACCAGGTTGCAGGTCGAGTACCCAACGGAGAAGGGGAGTCGACCAGCGATCAAACGTCAACGCCGCAAGGCAGCAGAAACAACGCGCGAGAGGTTGCCTAGAGTAGACGATGAACTGGGCGTTATGCAGGTAGTCGTCAACCTGTTCAACTCGCTAGACAATGATGCCCGGATCAGGGTCGCCCAGTGGATTGGGCAGAGGTGGAGGTAGCATGGCACTCAAACGTCCAGTCAGGAAGGCGCACGTCCCCTCGGGCCTGGCAAAGATCCACAAGGCGGAGGAGTCAACGTACTGCAATGCGCTGATCTTCGCACCGCACGGGCACGGCAAGACGCACCTCCTCGCGACGGCGAACGAAGACGAGCGGACATCGCCCATCCTGGTCCTCAACTTCGAAGGCGGGACCCACACGCTCGCGGGCTCGGACGTCGATGTGTTCGACGTGCGCACGTGGGCCGAGTACGACGAGGCGTACGAGATCCTGTCTGACCCGAACTGCAAGTACCGGTCGACCGGCCTCGACTCGATCTCGGAGACGCAGATCTTCGGGATGCTGAACATCCTCGACAAGGATGCCAAGCGCGTTGATCCCGACCTCATGGCGCAGCAGGACTGGGGTGTCATCCTCGTCCAGATGCGGCGCCTCGTTCGTCACTTCCGGGACCTGCCGATGCATGTGTTCTTCACGGCGCTGGCGGGTGAGTCGGTCGTACCACGCCTCGGGACGATCAAGGTCCCGTTGCTGCAGGGCGCGTTCCAGAAGGAGTTGCCAGGCATCGTGGATGTCGTCGCGTACCTCGCGAACGAGGACGCGGACGACGACACGGTGCATCGCCTTCTCCTTCTGCACTCGTACCCGAAGTTCCAAGTGAAGGCCCGCACCCCGTGGGGTGTGCGCATTCCGACGGAGATCGAAGACCCCTCGATCACCGACCTGCTCGATGTGTTGGGGTTCAAGTCATGAGGAGGGCAGTGCAGGACAGGAACGGTCAGTCATTGGGCACCATTGGTGACGTGTGCGCCGTGGGACAGGTAGGCCCGGCAGCCATCGACGACAGCATGGGCGCACACGAGGTCCGACCGCTCACCGAACGATCGGGCACCATCACCATCACCCTCCCGATGCTCGATGCCCTCACGGTCGTCGGGAAGCGGGTGGCAATCTTCACGATCGAGGAGTAAGCACATGGCACGAGTCAAGGTCAACTTTGGGGACGTCGAGGAGTTCGAAGCGATCCCCGAGGGCGTCTATGACGCTGAGATCACCAAGATCGAGTACCGCGAGGCGAAGGAGAAGGGCAAGGCGCCCTACCTCAACGTCGAGTACACGGTCACCGAGGAATCCGAGTACCTGGGACGCAAGGTCTGGGAGGTCCTGTCGTGGTCGCCCAAGGCGCTGTTCCGGATGCGCGACTTCTTCAAGGCCGCCGGGTTCGATGACGACGAGTACGATCTCGACATCGATGAGGAGTCGAACCTCCTCCTTGAGCCCGACCTCAACGGCGAGGGCGTCATCCTGACGATCGAGAACGAGATCTACAACAAGAAGGAAGTCAACCGGGTCGTCCACACCGAGTTCGCCAACCCCCCGGGTGGCGGTGAGGTCGAGGACGACGAGGAGGAAGAGGAAGAGGAAGACGAGGAGGCCGAGGAAGAAGACGAGGAAGAAGAGGAAGACGAAGAAGAAGAGGAAGAACCCGCTCCCATCAAGAAGAAGGTCGCACCGAAGGCAGCGCCGGCGAAGGTCGCACCGAAGGCCGCGACGAAGACACCGGTCAAGGCGGCGGCAACGAAGACGTTCCGTCCGACGACGTCCGGGGTCAAGAAGCCCACGACGACCAAGCGCGCCGCGCCGGCGAAGCGGTCGTTCCGCTAACCCAGCACCCATCTAGGCGGGCAGATTATGCACTTCCCCCTGCATAATCTGCCCCGCCGAAACTGGTCGGATTCTGGTGATCGAAACTGACGCTAAGCCCGGTTGAAGCAGAAAGTTGCCTAATCACCCAGTCACGAGAACGTCACCGCTACACGACCGGTTGTAGCGCCTTGTGCGCGATTCTGACGGTTGATCACAGACCCACCTCACAGAAGGAGTATGCACTTGAGAATCGACCCGTTCCAGGGTGCTCAACCCGCCTACCTCGGGACCAAGGAACAGGTGTTCGGAGGCCTCGATACCTTCCCGGCACCGGCGGTCGACATTGTCCGGATGACGTCCGACGAGGTCACCTCAATGTGCCCGATCACCGGACAGCCCGACTTCGAAGTCATCGACGTGACCTATGCTCCTCGGGACCTCTGCATCGAGTCGAAGTCCTGGAAGATGTACCTCACGTCACTCCGAGACACCGCGGCGTTCGTGGAGTCACTCGCCGACGAGATCGCCAAGAAGATCATGGAGGAAGTCAAGCCCATGTGGGTCCGCGTTGACGTGACGCAGAAGGCCCGCGGCGGCGTTTCGATCGTCGCGGTCGCCATGAGGGGCGACGGTAGGGGCGACATCCTCCTTGGCATCCCACCCCGCAACTACTACCTGGGGCACTGACTGATGTTCACTGCACACGTCGAGGAGACAGTCGAAGCGGCCCACAGCAACGGGCCTCCACTGCACAAGTGCCACAACATGCACGGGCACTCCTGGCGCATCGAGGCAACCTGGAAGTACACAGAAACGGATCTCGATGACTACGGGTGGGGGCCTGACTTCGGCGCGGTCAAGTCGATCATCCGCCGTCTCGACCACTCAGGAGGTGATCGCGGTCTCAATGCCCTGTTCTCGTTCGCACCATCTGCTGAGAACATCGCCCGGTGGTTGTTCGATGAGATCAGGGCGGGGTGGCACATGCACCACCTCATCGTGATCGTCCACGAGGGGAAGGGCAACTCGGTCCAGTACGACCAGGAGGAGTCATGACGTTCCCGGTCGTTGAGATCTTCGGGCCCACGATCCAAGGCGAGGGGCCTGAGGTCGGCACTCAGTGCCTGTTCGTCCGCTTCGGCGGATGTGACTACGCCTGTGCCTGGTGTGACTCGTCACACGCCGTCCTGCCCGAGGAGGTGCGCAGCGCCCACCGCTTGAACGAGGCAGAGATCGTTGCCAACCTCACCCAACTACCTTGGGCCCCTGTCGTCATCCTGTCAGGTGGCAACCCGCTCCTGTTCAACCTAGGCGCACTCGTTGACATGCTGCACATCTCGGGCTACCGCGTCAGCGTCGAGACGCAAGGCAGCAAGTGGAAGGAGTGGATCAACCGGGTTGACCAGGTCGTCGTGTCGCCCAAACCGCCATCGTCCGGCATGGTCCCATCGATCACCGACCTCACCGAGTTCCTGAGCAAGACGCGGGCACCCGTCGCGATCAAGGTCCCGTGCCGCGATCAGAAGGACGTACAGTGGGCGGCCGACCTTCCTGGGTTGTTCCCTGGGCACCCGTTCTTCCTGTCAGTCGTGACCCTCATGGGCGGCCTAGACGGGACGTACGCGGGAGGACGCGTGGATACCGTCCAGGACATCCTTGACCGCTACCTCGACGTGATCACGTGGGCCCAGGCAGAACCCACGCTCGCAGAGGCACGCATCCTGCCACAGGTCCACGCACTGGCGTGGGGACACGAGCGAGGACACTGATGACCGACATGGTGCCGATGTGGACAGACGAGGACGTGGACAACCTGGCGCGACGGGTCAAGGCGGATCCAGTGGACAACCTGCTGGACATCGAGGACGCGGTGCTCAGGATCCTCACGGCAGCAGGTGAAGACGTGGATCGACCTGGGATCAAGGAGACACCTGGACGCGTCGCTCGGATGTACGTCAACGAACTGCTCTCAGGCTACCGCGTCGATGTCCGGGCGATCGTCAAGACGTTCGCCAACGACGGATACGAGCAGGTAGTCGCGGTCAAGGACATCCCGTTCTACTCGCTGTGCGAACACCACATGCTCCCATTCAAAGGCATGGTCCACATCGGGTACCTGCCGGACGGGCGCGTCCTGGGCCTGTCGAAGTTCGCGAGGATCGTGGACGCGGTCGCTGCCCGCCTGCAGATCCAGGAGCGCATGACCAAGGAGATCGCTGACGTGATCCAGGAGGGGTTGCAACCCAAAGGGGTCATGGTCGTGATCGAGGCAGAGCACCTGTGCATGACGATGCGCGGGACCAAGAAACCCTCGAGCACGATGGTCACCTCGATGGTGACTGGCGTATTCGAACAGGACGCGTCCACCAAGGACGAGTTCCTACGACTGATCGGGAGGTAGATCATGCCGTACAAGGTGATGAAGAGGGGTCCCAAGTTCGTTGTCGTCAAGGCGACGACTGGGCAAGTCATGGGCACCCACCCGACCCAGGAGAAGGCACAGGCACAGGTAGCGGCGCTGTACGCCAACGAGAAGAAGTAGTGCCTCGACGCATTGAGCGCAGCGACTACTACCAGAAGGGAGACCCGATCAACATGGAACTCAAGCACGCCGTCGTCCTCCTCAGTGGAGGCCTTGACTCGTCTACGCTCCTGTACGACTACGCCGACCTCGGGTACCTCATCCACGCCCTGTCCTTCGACTACGGGCAGCGGCACAGGAAGGAACTCGAGTCAGCAGCGTTGTTGGCCCATCGCGCAGGTGCGAGGCACAGCATCGTCCTCCTCGGCACCCAGGCGGGCCTGAGCGCTAGTATCGAACCACTCGCCGCGATCCTGGGTCCGTCGTCACTGACCAGTAACACGCCAGTACCTGACGGGCACTACGCAGACGAGAGCATGAAGGTGACGGTCGTCCCGAACCGGAATGCCATCATGCTGTCGATCGCCTACGGTGTCGCAGTCGCAGAAGGCGCCGAGGTCGTCGCGTTCGCTGCCCATGCGGGTGATCACGCGATCTATCCCGACTGCCGTCCCGAGTTCGTCGCTGCGCTTGCTGCAGCACTCACTTCGGGCAACAGGTGGGACGAGACGACCAAGACGCCGAGGATCGCGACACCGTACTTGATGAGCACCAAGTCGGACATCGCGGTCAAGGCCCAGCGCCTGTCCGTGCCGATCGAGGACACGTGGTCATGCTACAAGGGAGGCGACGTGCACTGCGGGACGTGCGGGACGTGCACCGAGCGTCGTGAGGCGCTGATCGATGCCGCGCTGATCACCGGACGCGCTGACCCGACCGAGTACGCCAACCTGACCACTGAGTTCCTTGAGGCAAGCGGTGTTCAGTGAGACGATCCTCGAGGAGGCGAACCGCCTGGTAGACGGGCCCAGGCAGGACGCCTACGGTCACCCGATCGATGACTTCTCCCGGACGGGGCGTATCTGGGGTGCCATGCTGGGTGTCGCTGATATTCCTCCCCGCACCGTCGCGCTGATGATGGTCGCGGTGAAACTGTCCAGGGAGATGAACAGGCCCGGGCGGGACAACCTCGTGGACATCGCCGGGTACGCTCGCACTGCCGAGATGGTGACCGCTGAGGAACTGAGAAGGACCAAGTGAAGGCAGCATTGATCCCACCCATCCGTCACCTCGAGGAGTACGCAGGACGTGACCGGTTCCACCTGATCCTGTCGCACCTCCTCGACAACCCCGCGTACGCGTCGTTCTACCGGGAGCAACGCCTGCGCGGGTCCTACCTCGTCCTTGACAACGGCGCACACGAGAACAACGCAGGCGAGGCCATGAAGGACCTGCTCCTCAAGGCCCACACGCTGCGCGTGGACGAGGTCGTGATCCCGGACACCTTGTTCGATCGGGACGCGACGGTGCAAGGTGCCAAGGACGCGTTCTCCTACCTGCTGGTCGAGGGGCAGGACCTCCTGCAGGAGGCGACGTTCCCGACGTTCATGCTCGTCCCTCAGGCACGCGAGTTCGAGGACTGGCAGGGGTGCTTCATGGACCTGGTGACCGAGTACGTCAAGGCACAGGCAGCGAGGCCCGACCTGTTCCCGCGGCGCTTGACCATCGGCGTGTCGAAGGACTACGACTGGTGGGAAGGCGGGCACCATGCGCTGCTCGCGTTCCTTGAACCGTTCAAGGATTGGTTGCCGTTCGATGCCCATCTGCTCGGGTGGGCACGAGACCTGACCGTGCTGCGTGACCTCGCGCGGGTGTTCCCGTGGATCCGATCGACCGACAGCGCCAAACCGTTCGTGTACGCCCTGCGAGACATCCGCCTGCGCCCAGGCGCCTCACCCACCTACCCGACGCGTGATCCCAACTACTTCGATCAGGTCATGGACACGCGGCAGCGGGAGATCGCCAAGTACAACGTCAAGGCATTCCGGGAGGCAGCACATGACTCGTCTCGGTGACTGCGAGAAGTGCCCGCTCAACGATCGCCCGGTCGTTGACGGGTACGGGCCACATGGGGGCCTCGCGATCGTCGGCGAAGCACCTGGGCAGAACGAGGTGCGCCGCGGGCGCCCGTTCGTCGGTGACGCGGGCGCATTGCTGCGCGAGGTGCTACGGGCCTGCGGGCAGGATCCAGACGACGTGTACTACACGAACGCAGTCGTCCGTCATCCGCTCGGCAACAAGACGCCTGGCATGCTCCCGATCAAGGCCTGCCAGCATCGCCTCATGGAGGAGTTGGAGGAGGTACGCCCGACCAAGGTCCTGACGACCGGTGGCGTGTCACTGACCTCGTTGACTCAGGCACCACGGGTCATGCCGATCACCAAGATGCGGGGGATCGCACAGTGGGTCAAGGTCGGGAAGCGTAAGGTCCTGCACGTTCCCACGATCCATCCCGCACTCGTCCTCCGTGATCCCGAGATGTTCGTGGACCTGCTGTTCGACATCCAGAAGTGGTTGACGGTAGACGCACCGCTACCCGCACAGGACATCGAGACCCAGGTCGTCACGACAGGCGACGAACTGTGGTCAGCACTCAACGACATGAGCAAGGCGTCCGTCGTGTCGTGTGACCTCGAGACGTACGGGTTCCACCCGATCAAGGATGACCTGCTGTCAATCGGGTTCGGTGTGCAGGACGCGAAGGGTTCGGCGTGGTCAGTGATCGTGCCCGAGGAACTCGTCGGGTACGCCGACATCCAGAAACTGCTGTGGTCGTTCATGACCACGGCAGACACGAGGTTCGTCTTCCACAACTCGAAGTTCGACCTCCAGTTCCTGCTGCACTACTTCGGGCCTCGGTTCGAACGCGCGTGGGGCGACATCCTCATGGGCGACACGATGCTCCTGCACTACCTGCACGATGAGCGCCCGATCGGACGCTACCTCGGGCACGGGCTCAAGGACATCGCCCGGACGTGGTACGACGTGCCCGACTACCACTGGGACTTCAACGAGTTCTACGCCACCCCGAAGGAGGACCGCGACTACGCCGCGCTGTACGACTACCAAGGCAAAGACTGCGCGAACACCACGCGCCTGTGGTTCGACGTGGGACAGCGCCTCCTTGACGAGCAGCGCGACGAACCAGGGGACGGGTTCGATCCCATGGGCGTCCACGATCGCATCCTCATGCCAGGTGCCAAGGCGTTCGCCGCCGCCGAGTACCATGGTACGTACATCGATGCCTCGTTCTTCGGCAGCATGGGCGCGATGCTTGAGGAGCGCATCGATGCGAACAGGACGGCACTCGAGGTCGTCGCGGGCGAGGGATTCAACCCGGGATCCCCTGCCCAGGTCAAGAAGTACATCACCGAGTCGATGGGCGACCTCGTGCGCCTCGCCGTCCGGAAGGGGTACATGCGATCAGCGAGCGCGGAGCAGTCGACTGACCGCGAGACGCTGCAGGCGATGATCCGCCTCTGGGGAAAGGACGACGACCGCTCCTTGATCCTGCAGCGCATCATCGACTTCCGGAACGACACAAAGGTCCTGCAGACGAACGTCGCAGGCCTGCTCGGGAAGATGGACGACGATCACAGGATCCGCCCATCGTTCCAACTGGCAGGCACGGCGACCGGGCGCCTGTCGTGTCGCGAACCCAACTTCCAGAACATCCCGGCGTACGGTGAACACAATGTCCGCGCTGGGTTCGCGGCACCCGACAAGAAGCATTGGTTCGTGGAGGTCGACTACGCTCAGTTGGAACTGCGGGTCGCCGCTTGGTTGTCCCAGGACCCAGCGATGATCGAGGTCTTCCGGGAGGGGCGTGACATCCACGGCGAGGTTGCCGTCGCGATGTTCCACAAGCCCGCGGATCAGATCTCGTCGGGCGAGCGGTACATGGCCAAGCGCGTTGACTTCGGGATCCTGTACGGGCGATCAGCGAAGGCGCTCGCTGAAGGACCTGAGATGGACTACCTGACCGACGAGTTGGGTGGTGAGCGTTGGTCAGTCGAGCAGGCAGAGTTGTACGTGCGTCGCTTCCTCGAGGGGTTCCCGGTGTTGCGCCAGTGGATGGAGGACACGGCGAAGAACGCCATCCGGGACTCGTTCGTTGACACACCGCTCGGTCGTCGCCGGCGGTTCCCGTACATCACTCGCGCAGGCGTCGGGCACACGCGACGGCAGGCAGTCAACACCCCGATCCAGGCCGTCGCGTCTGACCTGTGCCTGGAGGCACTGACGCGCATCTCAGCGAGGGCACACGAGTTCGATGGGCATGTCCTGTTCGCCGTCCACGACTCGGTCGCGCTCGAGATCCCGAAGGCCCGTCTCAAGGAGGCGTCGAAGATCCTGCGCTACGAGTTCGAGCAGAATATCTCGATCGACCCGACCGGGATCCCCTTCTCGTGTGACATCGAAGTCGGGTCCAACTGGGGCGTCATGGAGAAGGTGAAGTGAGGAACACAAACGCTGCCATTGGTCAATGTGACAACATCAGGATCCACTACCGCGGGTGCGTCAAGTACCCGCGAGGCGACGAACTCGTGAGGGGTTGCCCGTGCACCATCGAGCATGGGCATGACGCACATACCAGGGAGCATGTTCACGTCGAGTGCGGAACGACCTGGAGGCCTCAGGGGCCCACGAAGTGGAGGGGCAGGTGAGAACCCAGACGACGATGCGGGTGCTACGCGAACGGGCAGGCCTGACCCAGACAGAACTGGCGCGCCTACTCGATCGTGCCCAACCCGAGGTGTCGATGTGGGAGTGGGGGAAGGAGCGGATGCCTGACGCGATCAGGGAACAGGTGTACGCCATCCTGAGGCGTCAACTGAGGGGCAACGTGATCCTGACCAGCATCGTCTTCACGAGTGAGGACCTCGATCGTGCGTGGGACGACGTCTTGACCCGTACATCGCGTCCTGGCGCGTCCCCGTAGCGTCCCGCACAAGCCGGCTACAACGGTCGCTGTGACACGGAAACCCCCGATCCGACGGAATGTGCGGACCGGGGGTTTCTCGTCGCTTAGCGACCGACTGAGACGGTCACTTCGGCTCGGGTGCCCCCAGCGTCAGGGTCAGGGTGGTCGCATCCGACGCGACGACCTCAACCGTGATCGAGGCAGAGGCGATCGTCCCGTCCTCGTTCGTCGCGGTGCCGGTGAGCGCCGACGTGCCCACGTCGTTGCCCTCGACCCACGAGTTGCCATCGGCGTCCGTGGTGAGGTTGATCACCGGGTTGCCGAGCGCGCCGACAGCGCCGTCCGTCGAGAACGAGACGGGCGCATCGACTGCCTCACCAGCAGCGTCCGTCTCGGCGAACGCGATCTGGGCCTTCTGATCGTCCTGGATGACTGCCATGAACTGAACCTCCGTCCTGTTGTGCTTTGTGCCCATTGTGGGCCCCCAACGGAACCTGACCTTCGCCGTGTCGCCCTCCTTCCTACTTGACCACGGACGTCGCGGTGGTCACACGACTGTCCAACGAGGGCGAGGTTCCATCCCCCGTACCCAGGTTGTTCCAGATCAACGAGTACGCCGCCGTCCCGACGACCGTGGCAATGGTGATGAGCGGGACCAGGTTCTCGAGTGTCAGGGACGTGCCTGACATGATCGCACCCAGGATCCCGATGACTACGTAGGCAACGAACGCGATCAGCGCGTTGACTGTGTTGCTGAACCCATCCTGCTTGAGGAACGCGATGAGGATGGGCGCGACTGCTGCGAACAGCAGGTAGGCGGGATTGGTAAGTGGGTCCAACGTGTCCTCCTAGTTGTTCGGGATCTCGAACTCGTCCTCATCCTTGGCGGGGTGCCCAGGTGGCTTGTGCTTGAACTCGTCCACCTCGAGGATCGCGGTGGCGTGCTTCCGGTGTTCCTCGATCGGCGCGTCCACATCAGGCGCCACCGGGTGATCGGGGTGGACGGGATGGGTGGGATGGTCAGGCATCTCAGGCCTCCGTGTCGCGCGTGTAGGACCCCGTCACCTTGCCGTATCCACACCCGGGATACGCGCCTGCGGCGACCTTGAGCAGATGTCCGGGCCACCACTGAGGTCCTTGAGGGATGCCTGCCCGGCGGTGATCGGCGAGCGGGTCGTAGACGAGGAACGCGCCATCCGAGGCACGGTACTCGTTGACGTACACCGAGTGTCGCCCAATGAACCCAGGCGAGGCGTTGAACGCGGTCGGTGCGATGACCGCGTAGGAGATCGCGACGACTGCACCACGGCCCGAGATGACCATCGAGGCGAATGAGGCCCACGGGAGGGCGTAGCGGATCGCCGTGTTCGTCGCGAACAGTGCCAGGCAGGCAGCGTGGTTCTGTTCCAACGACGTGCCTGGGCAGTACACGTTGATCTTGTTCCTGATCTCCCAAGGTAGGGGAGGCCAGGGACCCGCCGTCTTGGGATCCACGCCCTTGTGATCGCGCTGGGACGCCATCGCGTGTGATGCAGGCCCGCAGTTCGCCCACTGACAGCGTGATCCGTCTCCTTGCCTGCGGAATGTCGGTCGGTATGCCATACGTTACTCCTTTCTGTCCTGAACGTCACTTGCTACTACGTCCTCGACCTCATGCACCTCCAGTCGATCGAGATGGGTCTCCGCCACAGGTCCTTCCCGAGGCGGTTGTCTGCGCACACGCCAGACCTCGATCGCGAAGCGCGCAGGGGACATGAAGACGATGATGACCAACAGCGCCGAGATGGGCGTCGTGGTCGTCAAAGGAGGAAGGGGCACAGCAGCATTGGTCAGGCGCGCCACTGTCAGGTACCCAACCCAAGCACCCAGGAGGATCAACGCGTAGAACAACTCAAGGACCATCGCGAAGAAGCGGGACCTGGGCAGCGGTTGCTTCTGGAACACACGGTACAGGTAGATGGTTGACACGATCGCGGAGGCGATCGCGACCGGGATCCCGATGCCCAGGATAGTCAACGTCGTGTCAGGATCGAACAGCAGCGCGGACAGACCCACGACGAGCGCGACGATCAACCATACCGAGAAGTCCCGGGCCTTCATGTGTGCCTCCGCCGTCGTCGTCGTTCTGGGCCTTTGTAGTGCCCCTGGTTGTTGAACAGTTCATCCGCGTGGTTCATAGCGAGTTGGATCGCCCTGTCAGCGCGGGACAGTTCACGCTTGAGTTGTACCTTCGCCTTGATGAGTTCGGGCTGTGTCGTTGGGACCTGTTCAGGTCGCAACCCGAACGTATTTGCCAACCACTCCTTCATGGCAGCATCTTCTTTGATGTTGCTTCAAGGACATCCGTGAGGCGCCCAAACTGGGCGATCGATGTCTCGGCGATTGACCTCCACTCGTCGCGTTCAGTGATCAGTTGGGTCTCCCGCTTGTCCACGAGGCGCCCCACCCGGATAAGACCTGACGTGAACCCGAGGACTGCCATGACGGCAAACCCGAGGGCACCCAGTTTCGAGATGGAGTCAACGAACGCGGGGTCGAACATCAGGCAATCTTGAGGGCAACAATCCCGCAGGCGTTATTGCCTGCGCCGTTGTCAGGTGCCGCCTGCTCGATGACTGACTGGTTGGCAACCGTACTGGCGAGACTCAACTTCCAGGTTGCCGTCGAACCGATGACAACGTACCCCGCCAGTGAGAACAGGTTGTACTCAGTCAGACCAGCAACGTCGGTGCTTGTCTCCTCACCGCTCGCGATCACGGTCGTCCCGTCCCACAGTTTGGCAGTAAGTTGGGCAGCAACGGTCGCGACGGTCAGGAGTGTCCCATAGGCAAAGATCAGGTATGTCCCAGCGACGAGGCTGACGCTGGCAGCATCGTAGAACTGGTTGGCGTTGACGAGTGTGGTGTTGCCTGACTTGTACGTGATGCTGCCTGTCGGTGAGGACCCGCCACCCGCACCAAGAACCGTCTCGACTCCTGCATCATCCTTGACAGCGAGAACCTTGCCCGTCTTCGCGTACAGGCGTAGTTTGCCAGCAGCGGGCGTCCCAGGTGCTGCCGCGACGGTACCATCCAGGTAGGTGATCACGCCTTGGTCAAGCAGAGGTGTTCCTGTCGCGATCGCAACAACTGTACCTGCGCTATTCTTCCACTTGAGGAGGTGGTCGGCAACGTCGAAGAACAGGCGGAAGTCACCCGCTGCCGGCGAACCAGGTGCCGCTCCCTCGACCAACGACAGGTACGGTGAGATGTTGTCCTCAAACTTGACCATCACCTGCTCCTAACTGCTGTAGACATAGTCAGTCCCGTCGCTCGTCCACACAGGAACAGGTGGGCTCGATGTTCCTGACTGCATGACGATCGTGCCGCCACCACTTCCCGATGCTGCCGGGTGGACATGGTCGTTCTTCGATGCCTGTGCCCCTGACCCAGCAGAACCTGATCCCGACTCGACCAGGGGCACCGCTGTTGATAGCGCAACATGGGTCGAACCGGCGTGGGTCGCTGCTACAGACGGGTTGGGCAGTGTGCCTGTCAGATCGCCGCCGACTGCACCCCCGAGCGCGTGCCCATGATCGATGCGCGCCAGGTATGGTGACGTACCCGCAGCAGCAGTCCCAACTGCAGATGCTGCTGTTGTGTTCCCAGGATCGATGACGATGGCACCCGACTGCAGGGTGAACGATCCCGGGGTGTTGTTGATCAGGAGGACCCGCGTCACTCCTGCCTGCTGCCTGACGTTGCGGGCACTGGTGTCCAGGAAGTGGTTGCTGAGGATCGTGACCGGGCCACCACTGGCGATGTCGATGTTGTAGCCCGAACCTACGTTCGTGAAGATGCACCCCTCGATGATGGGCGCGTGCACCGCGTTCCCGGGACCAAGCAGGATGTCCGTCGGGTTCGACTCGAAGTAGACATCAGAAACCGAGAACCCTCCCTCGTTGCCGCCGCCGTCATACCAGATGCCCCCAACACCGTTGTTCTCGACAGCGCCGCCGCGGATCCTGTGGGCCTCGCCTCCTGCACCCCCTCCGTTGAACACGTACCCCCGGGACCCGTTGAACGATGCCCGGCAGTTGAGGAAGGACGAGTTGTTGGCAGCAGCGTCAACGATCACGGAGTAGCGATCGTTGAAGATGAACATGCCATTGATCTGCTTGGAGTAGTACGAACCAGACCCAATGTAGATCCCGTCGAAGAACCCAGACACGCGAAGGTTGAGACCGTGGATGTTCCGGGATGACGTGATCCCGGTACCCGAGGTGTTCCCGGACAGGCCTGAGATCGTAGGACCGTTGATCCAGATGTCTTCGAAGTACATATCGTAGGGCGGTGCAGCACCCACGATACCGTTAGTGTTCGCTGTGTGCTGGTGGATCATGCTCGCGGGCGAGTCAGGCGACCCCTCACCAAGGAAGTGGATGGTCGTATTGACGTTGATCGCTGACGTGATCTTGTACCTACCAGCAGGGAAGAACACCGTCTGCCCGAGCGTCGCAGCGTCACATGCTGCCTGGATCGCGGCAGTGTCGTCCGTCGTGTCGTCACCGACCGCGCCGTAGTCGAGGACGTTGATATAGATGCCCGTCCCACCGCCGCCGGTACCTGGGATCCACGTCCCGCTCGTCGCATCCCAGACGAGGACCTGGGTGTCAGCGATGTCCGTGGCGTCAACGTCGGACAGGTCAACGAGCGCAGGCGGGCGAAGGATCACCTCAGCGACACCAGATGCCGGCGCGAACACTGCCCAGTCCTCGCTTTGAACCGTCAGGCCCACAGCAGTGTCACCCGTCACCGTGTCCTTGACAGTCACGCCGGCGCTAGGCGTTCCTCCACCCGAACCCGAACCACCCGTGCCACCAGCAGACGACGTTGACCCACCACCACCTGTTGACGATGCAACAGTAGTAAGGTACCCGGCACCCAGTTCAACGATCGGGCGCCACGTCCCGTTGTCCTGTTCATCCAGCGTGATCGCGTACAGCACCCAGTTCGTCTCGTCGTAGTCGAAGTCAGAGACGCCCGTGTGAACGCGTACCGTGTCACCCACCCAGTAGTGAATCCAAGGCAGGTAGATCCCGTTGAGTTCGTCGTCACCCCAAGGAGGAGTCAGCGCGATCGAATCCGACACCGAGCGCTCATGTTCAAGTTCGGCGGCAGCAGTTCCTGCGAGTGCTGCGGGATCGGTCAACTGGGTTGAGATGAACCCCTCGCGCACGTACCCGAGATCAGCGTCTGTCGCCGTCGCGTACAACGTCCCCTGCCCCTGGGCGAGCATGTGGGTATCGACGCGACGGTCAGACAACGAGCGCTTGAGTTCGTCGGCGATGTTGACTGCCTTCTCAAACCTGACCTTGCCCGCAGCGAAGGACCCGTGCGATCGATCGGTACCGAAGGAGTTGTACCCACCCAGGACGAGGTTGGGATCCATCTGCACCGTGAGGCCATACGGGAGCAGGCGCAGGACGGTCGCCATCCCGAGGTCACCGACTGCTGCTGTGAACTCGAGGGTGCCATCGTTCGATGCCCACGGGTTCCCATCTGAGTCGTTGACGAAGTCGAACACGTGGGTCAGATCTGGGATCGGGTGCTGCGGACGGGCAGACGCCTGCCACTCCGCGACGAGGCGGGCAAGGATGGCGCCTGGCGTCCCCTCATCGAGGCGCCATGTCCCAGACACGGGATCATGAGGCACCGCCGTCGTGATCTGGTACTTCCACACGGTGCCCGCTGAGAAGGAATCCATGTAGAAGAAGTCCTGGCCCGTCTCGGTCGTCCAGTCACCACCCATGCTCGAGATTGAACTGGTCGAGATCGCGTCAGTGATCGTCCCGGGTGCAGACGTCGAAGCGATCAACGCCCGCTTGTGTCCTTCGAACCAGTAGGCGAGTTGCGTACCGTTGACCGAGATCCCGGTAGGGTTCGTCTGCGCTACGCCTTTGTAGGTGATCGAGTAGGAGGCGATCGATCCACCGGTTGAGCGCGAACGCTTGTGGATCTTGTCATCCGTCTGGTTGGTCAACCACAGGCTCGTCCCGTCCGACTTGATCGCCGTCCAGTGGTTGGTGCCGATGTCATACGAGGCGGCAATGACGTTGGTCGCCTTGGTGATCTTGTGGATGAATGAGTGGGCGCTAGATCCCGACAACCACGGTGCCTCAAGCGCCCAGTAGATCGTTGAGTCAGCAGGATCACCCGACAGGCCTCCCGCGTAGTGCGAGAACAAAGCACCTGACAGGACGTGCCCAGCGTGAGGCGCTGCCTGATCGATCTTGTAGAGGCGGCGGGTGAGCATGTCGATGACTCGCACCGCTGACGTGTCGGCAGGATCATACCACGTGCCCGATGGGTGGTGCACTGCCGTGCTGTGCCAGATCTCCGTCCACGTATCCGTCAGGTCGAGGCCCGTCGAGTACGCAGCGTCCCACATCCTAGCGCGATCGAGGTAGGACAGGCCCCCACGTCCCGAGAACGACAGGTCCTCACCACCGTCCTCGTCAGACGACAGGAGATCGAAGTCACCATCCTCGATGAAGAAGGAGAAGATGTAGTCGGGCGCCAGTTCAGCGAATGCCGTCTTGACCAGGTTACCTTTCGCGAAGTTGATAGCAGTCGCTTCGGGAGCATGCCGGTTGATCGTGAACATGCCTTTACCGGCACCGTTGAGTTCGACCCTGATCGTGCGCTTGGAGGCATGGGTGATCTGGGCGATCCTGGGCCCATCGGGATCAGTCGCTGGGTACACATCCCAGGTCGAGGTGTCACCTACGGTGATATACCCCGCCTTGACTTCCGTACAGTCACCGATCTCACCACCCGACACCTCGAGCGTGACGGTGTAGTCACCCGGTGTCGAGTAGATGTGCGTCGGGTTCTGCAGCGTACTCGTACCACCGTCACCGAAGTCCCATGCCCAGGTAGTCGGGTCACCGGTCGACAGGTCAGTAAAGGCAACGGTGAGCGGGATCGACCCGAACCGAGGAGTTGCGCTGAAGTCACACAGCGTCAGGATCTGGTACTCACCGACCATGATCACTTGCGAGTAGACGGAGTCATGCATCCACTGCCCGGACACGACCGTCTCGGTGCCATCGCACACGTGGTAGGCAACGGACGCGCTACCGACGATCGGTGAACCCGGGAGGTCCTCGAGGACCGTCCACCCATCAGGCCACACAGGACCTTCTGATGTCGGGTCAGACAGGTCAGTGTTCAATGACATGTAGGCGATAAGCACTGACCCAGGCGTAGTGGACGATGGCAAGGTCACCGAGATCGTCGGATCAACCTGTGCCCCTGCGCCTGAGTACCCGTATGTGACAGCATGCACCGCCGCATTGGCGAACGCACCGCCTGCTGCCCGGAAGGCGAACTGGGCACCACCCCACTCATCCGTGCCTGTTGACGTGACGGTATCAGCGTATGGACTCGCACCGATAGCGAAGAACTTGTCCAGCATCGAGTAGCGCGCTGGGAAGACACCGCCAACGACAGTCGCACGTTCCGTCCAACCTGCTGGCGGCGTGGTCACGTCAGCAGCAACGTTCTGGACGAACGCGATCATCTGGACGTTGTCACCAGATGCCGCGACTGACGGCAGGACGAACGAGGAGTGACCGACTAGGTCACCGCCATGTGCTGAGGCGAGGAAGTCAATGGGCATCAGGAACTCGTCACCACCCAGAACGGATCAACCGACTCGAGTTCGATCGACCAACGCTGGTACAACTTCGCCATGATCGGGCCCCCAACAGCGTTGAGGACGCGCGCCGTGATTGACGCAGTGGTAGGCACAGGAAGACCCAGGTACGGTCCCCTCAGGATCAGGTCCCCCGGATCAAGCGTGGTGTCGATGATCAGCGCGAGTAGGTCGGTCGCGATACGCCATACCTCGGGCGTACCAGCAGCAACGAACCCCTCAAGGCGGAGGATCCTGTTGTCCCCCATGCGGGCACGCACGATGCGACCTGCCAGGTGCGGAACGATCGTGTCCTTGCCCCTCACGTTGAGTGGTTCAGCGTACCCGACCGTCAGTTGCAGACGCAGGCCGTCAGCGTGCAGGTCCTGGGATCGAAACTCGATCAGCGGATCAGTCATGGTTTGGTTCCTACTGTGACTGGCACGAGCGAGGTAGGCCCAACGGCAGACATGCGCTGCAGGGTCGACAGGATCGACTCGGGCTTGTCCGCCTTCACGTCACCAGCGACCGTCAGGTTGTAGTGATGCTCGACCGACTGCCCCTGCCCGCCTTGCTGTGCTAGGATCCTCGCTGACTCATGCGACGAGAAGACCTGGGCCCCGCTGGGCAGTTTGGCGAGTTCAGGCCCCTTCTCACCGAGCAGCGCCCACCCGCCGCGCCAGTTCGGCGTACCTGCCTCGAGGTATCCCAAGTGCCCGATGTTCAACCCGTTCCAGTCGAATGGGCCCACGCCAATGAACCCACCAGGCGTATCGATCCCGATCCGTCCGATGTGGACCTGGATCGAGTCAACCGCTGAGATGATCCCGTTGACTATCCCGATGAGGAAGTTGGCACCACCCCTGACGATGCCCGAGATTGAGTTCCACACGGTACGGATCACACCGATGAGTCCGTTCCATGCTGACCCGATCCCAGAAGCGACCGTCTTCGCGACAGACCAGGCAAGGTTCCATACCGTACCGATCGATGAGAAGATCGTTGACATGACCGACAGGAGGACAGTCGCAGCAGCACCCAGCGCCGGGAAGATGACCTTGCCCACGTTGACGATGACCGGGACCACCACCTTGATCACGTTGGCGATGATCTCAAACGCTGTCTTCACCGCTGTCGCTGCAGCATGGATCACGGCACCAATCGCTGCCGACACCGTCTCCCAGATCTTGCGCATCGTGGGCAGGTTCGCGACGACCCAGGACACGACGCCTCGGAACGCCTCTAGGAGCGCAGGCAAGACGACGTTCGCCAGGACCGAGATGACTTCCATGATGGGTGGCAGGATGTTCGTGGTGATCCACTCAAACGCTGCACCGAACGCGGGGATCACCGTGTCAGCAACGACCGAGACGCCGGCGATGATCGCGGGCAGGATCGTTCCGGTGAACAGGTTGAAGGCATCCATGAGAGCAGGCAGGACGTTCGTGGTCACCCAGTCGAATGCCCCACCGAGCGCACGTGTCACGCCTTCAACGACCGGACCCAGGATACCGAAGTGCTCAAGGACGAGAATGAGACCCGCAACAGCAGCAGCGATGAGGAGCAACGGCGCAGCAGCAACCAACGTCGCTGCAGCCCACGCGACGAAAGGAGGTACAACGATGGTCAGGACGATCGCTCCGAGCGCGATCAGGAACCCCTTGAGTTCCTCACTGTTCGCCATGACCGGCGTGAACGCGTCAACCACACCTTTGATAGCACCAGATAGGAACGCGAACGCTGCAGTCACCGCTGGCATCGCGCCTGTGACGAACCCCTGCACTGTGTCAATGATCTTGCCGAACACAGTAACAACGGTTGGTCCTACTGACCTGACCACGTCAGCAATCTTCCCGAACGCGGTGCCTGCCAAGGTAGCAATGGAAGCCATCGCACTACCTAGAGAATCAACCGCACCTAGCAAGGCAGGTGACGATATGAACCCTGTGAGGGCATCGAACACCGAACCAGCAACAGGCAGCAGCCTATCACCAAGTGTGATCGTCAATGCCTCAAAACTGGCCTTCGCCTTGTCCGCCTTGATCGCTACGTCCTGCTGTGTCTTCGCCCAGGCAGCAGCAAACCCTCCCGCTCCAGCACTGACTGCCTTCTGCTTAGCATCAAGTACATCCATGTTCCCGATGAGGGTCAGGATACCTTGGGACTGCTTGCCACCGAATGCCTTGGTCAGCAGTTGGGCCTGCTCAGTCGCTGATAGACCTGCAGCCTCCATGTGCTTCTTGAGATCAACCATCGCCGACTGGATCCCACCGGAAGAGCGCAGATCCTTCGCCAGTGACTGCTGGGTCAACCCGATACTCTTGAGTTCACCAACAGCAGCCTTGGTAGGCGCTGCCATGAGGCGCATCGCTGACCTGATCGAGTTGGCCGCATCAACTGCTGGGATCCCTTGGTCAGTCATCGCCGCGAGCGCTGCGCCTACCGACTGGATAGACACGCCGAAGTTCTTTGCTGATGACAAGACACCTGTCCCGATCGCCGCGGTCAGGTCCTCCATCCGCATGTTGCCGGCACCAACGATCGCATTGAGGACACCCATTGCCTGACTGGCATCGGTGATCCCACCGACACCTGACTTGAGGGAAGCAACGAGTGCGTTGGTGACCGACTCAAGATCAGCGTGCCCAACCTTCGCACCTTCGGCCGCGATCTTGAGGACTTCCATAGCCTTCGCGCCATGGAGTCCTGCTGACTCTAGGTGATACAGGCCTTTCGCTAGTTCCTCAGGAGAAGTTGCGACTTCCCCTGCAAGACCCAGCACTGACTTCTTGAGTGCTTCAACCTCGTCCTGGGACGCGCCCGCCTGGGTAGCGATGAGTTCCATTGCCGCCTGGAACCCAGATGCACTATGGACTGCTGCGACACCTATGCCTAGGAGAGCAGCACCAATAACCACTCCACCTGTCGCAGCGATTCTTGCTAGCCCACCCAGCGACACCCCTGACTCATGCACCGATCGTTCAAACTTACTCTTGTCTAGTTTGAGCGTCGCGTAGAGCGCACCTACCTCGACACCACCAGTTGCCATCTGCTAACTCCTCGGCCAACCAATGCGCATCGTTTCTTCCATAAGCATCGCGACCTCGTCCTCGGACATGTCGACCGCCTCTTCCAACCAGCGCCCCGATCGCCCACCACTGTAGTTCCATTCCGGGTGAGCGTGCAGGACCGTCGCGTAGTCAGTCGAGTACCCAACAGCAACCTCACCATCGTGCCCGAGGTTCACCGAAGCGCTCGACTCGAGTGCACCTGACAGGAACGGAACGCGCCCGTCTGCACGCGCCCTGACCAGTTCACCTGCCCTCAATGCTGCTTCCGCAGCAAGGTGGTCGACTTCGCTGATCGCATGCTCTGGGTGCCAGGACACACGGTCGATCTGGAAGACATCGTTCATTCCTGCTCCTCCGGGATCTCCGCTGCCTCACCAGGCAGGCCCGCAGGCGCTGCTGGTTCGTCAACGAGTGGAGGCGCGTCCTGGAATCCTGCAGCCACCTGGGCATCCGTCAAGGTCGTGTGCCCGTCTACAACGGTCGCTGAGGGGCGTTTCTTGGGTTTGGGCGTAGTTGTGTCACTAGGAGGGTTTTCTTGATCAACGAGCACCCAGGTGATGCCGATCTCAGGATGAGCCCGGGCATACGCTTCGATCTCTGGTGCTACCTCGTCACTGACAACCAGGCGACCACCCACGAACTTGTGGTCCCAGTCGATCCTGTGGGTACGCCGCCGCGGTGACAAGAAGGTCCTCATGGGAGCATCTCCTGCAGTAGTGACACATCCGCTGGTAGACGATCGCGCATCCAGGCATCGTAGGCAGCGCTGTCGTGCGCGAACATCTCCTTGGAGTTGGACGCCAGGTATGAGGCGTCCCAGGTCCCCTTCTTCGCCGCTGGGTGCATGTGCTCGATCAGGACGTCCGGGAGGTACGTCAGGCGCGTCTTCGACCCGAGCACCTTCCAGGCGTTGTCAATGAACAGGTGGCGGCACGAGGGGAGCGCGTACCACCCCAACGTCCTCGGGATAACCGATGAGATGAACACGGCAGTCGGCATGTTCTCATGCTGGTACCCGTCATCACCATACGCGACGCCAGGTACCAGCAGCGCATACCCAACCTTCTCATCCCAGGCCTCGGTCCTGAACCGGTGATCGTCACCGACGTGCCCGAGTATGCAGTCAGCATCCCAGAACGCGCTTGCTGCTGAGTTCGTCGCCCGAACGAGATCCCCCGTCCACTGCGGTGCCAGGAGGACACTCCCAAGGAACCGCTCGTCCACGGGCCTGAGCGTCAAGTAGTCGGACACGTCGGGATCATCCTCATCCACGACGAGGACGAGTCGGGTATCCTCGAGCACCGAGGTCGCGAGGAAGGAGTCAACCATCTCACCCGCTTGCCCAGGTCGTCCGCGTGTAGGGCATAGGACTGTGATCATGCCACGTTCCTCTCGTTGACGATCGCGAAGACGTCCTTGGGGGTCTGGGCGTGTCCGTACCTGCGTGACAGTTCGCGGTTGGCAGGGTAGTCAGGCGTCTTCGCCGCCTTCGGGTGCCACAGGTGCCATGACTCACCCACAGTACGTTCTGGCTGCCCAGCGACAACGCGGCACGCATGTACGAGCGCAGAGTCCTCACCACCCCATCCAACGAACCGCTCATCCATCCCACCGACGAGGCCCCACAAGGCCCGAGGGACAACGAACACACCTCCTGGCATCGCGTCACTCGTCAACCCGTAGTCGTTACCGCGAGGCCTAGCACCGTCTAGAACGCGTTGTGTCCCTGGTTCTGTCAGGCGGTGCAGAAGTGTGAACGGCCACGCAGCGCGTTGCTCAGCGACCGTGTGTCGGGCGCAGCGACCGATCTGACGTGGGGGCACGATCATGTCCGCGTCAGCGATGATGAGGGTATCCCAGTCGCCCGCCCGTTCAGCACCACGATTGACTGCTTCTGCCTTGTTGAACGGGCCTGACCCAGAGTCACCGCTGACCACAGGATGCAGATCCATGCTCTCCCAGTGCCTGATCGCGAACGCCAACGCGCGTTCACGCGCGGGATCACCTCCGCGCCACGGGATCACAACCGCGACGTTCATGCTGCCACCGCAGCGGTCGGCAACCAGTCAAGGAGGACGGATGCCGCACGCGCTGCAGCACCCGTCCTGTAGGTGTAGACGATGCTCAGGGCACGTTCGCGTGCCTCCTTCGCCTCTGTCGTGTCGAGCAACGCGAGGTCGACCGCAGCACGCAGGTCCCTCTGCCTACTGATCCTGACGCCCAGGCGGGCAGGTCCTGTGCCTGAGGCACCACCGACACACTCCCAGAACCTCAACCCATGCTCAACGCGCAGGCGGTAGAAGGGAGCATCAAGGACGACGACTGGTCGACCGGACGCAGCGAACGCGAATCCGGCAGAAGTATTGTCGAAGAGCAGGAGGTCAGCGCGGCGCAGTACCTCACGGAAGTCAGGCACCACCTCGATCCCGTGCGCCAGGTACCAGGGGATCAGGCGCTCAACGATCCTGGGATGCCCGGTCCCGATCACCCGGTAGTCCTTCGCCAGCGCAGCGATCGCCTCACGGTAGTAGGAGAAGGCAGGACGTGCCTCAGGTGCCACTGTCGCTTCAAAGTGGAAGGTACACGCGATCACAGGCCCAGGCCCAGGATCCCGGGCAGGCATCGTGTCAAGGAACGGCGCACCGACGACCTCGACACGTGAGTGGCGGTAGAACATGCGGTCCCGGGCAGCAGCGCGCTCGTTCGGGTGCAGGAACAGCGAGGCGCGACGACCATACCCACCGGCGTACGATGGGCCTCGGGCAGCAGATCCTGGCGCACCCGCGTACGTCTGACCCGCGCCATGCTCCATGATCGCCAGGCGCCGTCGTCCTTGCCGGTAGGAACCCGACAGGTCACCCACGGACGCAGTCAGGACGGCAGGCCCATCAGGCGGAAACGAGGTGGTCGCCTTGATCCCGTGTGAGAAGGCACGGTTGACCAGGGGTGTCGAGTCAGCACCTGTGTGGGCCCGCACCATGAAGGATCCTCGAGCATCCTCAGGCAGCGCGTTCCAGACGGCAGCGAGGTGGTCGATGAAGTGCCCTTCAGACGCGAACATGTCGAGCATTCAGGATCCCCCCTGCCCAGCGGGCGGGATCAAGCGCAGGACGACATCCACGCCGTACCCGCGCACTTCGAACGAGCGCACGGCATCCGGCACGATGTTCTCAACGTAGGCATCCCACCAGATCGGTGAGAAGCGCCTGTTCGCCGCGATCTCCTCAGCGATCTTCGCCGTCGCGTCAGACAGTGTCTCGGTGATCGCGCGGTCAGCGTGGTTGCCGCGCGGTTCACCCTTCGCCGCGACGGCATACAGGATCCTCACCCGCAGGTCTGCCTCATCCCAGCGCCCGGGCAAGCCTCCTGCCTCATCGATGCGCTGGGGGATCAGGCGTCGAGGCCACACGTACACCCAGGCGGGCAGCACCTTGTACGGTTCGGTCGCCGAGTCGTCCAACTGCATCCCAGCAGGGACCTCGAGGATCGAGGCGACGGCATCAACAGCAGTGAGAATGATGTTCATTGGGCAGACAGGATGCGGTCAGCACGGATCTTGACGGACGCGTGGTCGATCGCGGGGTGCACACTGCGCGCGATGCTGACCCGTTGCTGCTGCACGTTGACGGGACGCGAGTACGAGTGCCCGCCTTCTGACGACTCCTGGGAGAACGGGCTTGAGGAGATCCTCAACTGGACGAGTTCGAGGATCGCTGCCTCGACCTGCAGAGCGTCAGACGGGTCGTACGTCACGGCGATGCTGGCTGCGTTCCAGAACCCCCGCTTGGGTTCGACCCGCATACGCCCGACCAGCACGACCTCCGTGGGATCGAGGATCTGCGTCCCCTCAACCACAGCGATCGCCAAGGTCGGGCGTGCCAGGTAGATCGGATCCAGCGACCCCTGGGAGCGATACACCGTCTGGGTGCGCGCTCCCACCAACTGACCGATCCCATTCTGCTGGTCATTGGCGAGCCAGTCCTCCTCGCGATCGATGACCTTCTGGAGGACAGCAGGGTCAAGACCTGTGGACATGACGCCTTCAACGTCCTCAACCGATACCACAGACATGCTAGATGTCCCCTTCTAAGATCAACGCTAAGGCCGGTTGCGCGGGAAAGTAGTGCAATCACCCGGCTCGAACGAAACCGCCTCTCAGCGTCCGTTCTAGTGCACCTTGCCTCCAAAGAAGGCGTCGAGCGCGTTCTCCGACTCCTTCGGCGTCTTGGTTTCACGGATGGCAGATGATCCACCACCGATGTACTTCTGGCCCACCTGGAACGTGACAACCGCGCTGTTCGGGCCCAATCCGTTGATCAGGACCCAGAAGCGCCTGATCGTCATTGATCCGAGCGCGAGGCCGAGATCGAGGTGATACTCCCGTTGGAAGTCGGCTTCAACGAGTGCCCACCGTTCGATGATGTCGAACGGGTCCGTTGCTTCCGCCGACTCGCCCGGTTTGGGGGTGGCATGGTCGCCCCCGACTGCTTCTCGGCAACCCAACCAACGAACGCCATGAGTTTCTTGAGCGACAGGCTGGGGTTGTTGTCCATGATCGACTTGAGGTTGTCGGCACCGATCACCGACTCAGCGAGGGGGAATGCTTCTTCGGGAGCAAGGTTGTCGGTGTCCTTGCCCAGGCGGATGACCCGAAGCACCGCGCTAGCCGGCGGGCTAGCGGGTGCCTCGTAGTCGTGCCCTTCGAAGCGGACAGACATCGTTGCCTCATCCGCTTCGACCCAGAACGCATCGAAGTCCTGGACGGGCACCATGGTCAGGACCCTGCCGGCGTGTACGTCACAGGACCGGACACCGTGATCGTACCACCCCACCCGGACGGATCGTTGTGCCCACCGCCAAGGGCGCCAGGCGACTCGATCGTCCCGATGAACGCGCGCTTGTTGCCTCCGGGGGAGGTCAACTGGAACGCCACGTACGCTTCCGTCCCGACCTTGGTGGCGAACGTTTCGAACGCCACCTGCCCGTCAGGTCGCTCTCCCGTGAGAGGATCCTCCAGGTAGTGCCCAGCGACGGTGAACTCCTGCCCGCGCTCCATGAGCAGGTGCTCTGCGATCCCTTCCGAGTCGAAGTCGGTCGTATCCGCTCGGTTGGTGTTCGCCTTGAGCGTGAGGTTGGTGAGCCCTTCGATGGGGATGAAGTTGGGCGATCCCGACGAGCCGTACGCCGAGTCGATCTCGAGGACGAAGTCGCGCGCCGGGATCTTGAGGAACGTGGCAACCATGTGTCACCGCCTCAGGAGACGCCGGAGCCGGTCGGACCCAGGTACACGATGCCCTCGGGCCGCGTGATCTTGGCGCCGTAGACGTGCAGGCCCTTGACGGCGTCCGAGAATCGCTTCTGCGGGCGATACGCCTCGACCTTGCTGATCTGCTCGGCGTACGAGGCCGAGATTGAGGATCCCATGAACACGTGACCGCCGGTGTTGTGCGACTTGAGGATCGAGAACCCAGCGGCCATGCCAATCGCCCCATTGAGGAGCGCCTGGGTCTTGACATCCTGCTCCGACTCGTACTTGACAAACCGGTCGTCCTTCCGGAGCGTGCCATGGAAGGACGGGGGCACGATCGCCCACCGACCCTCGCTCGGGATGAGGTTGTCGTCCAGCGCGACGGACCCATCCACCAAGGCCTCGTACGCCTTGGCAGGATTGGACGCTGCCGGGATCGGACCCAGGTGCGTGCCGTCCGCCACGAACAGGCCCGCGAGGAACTGGTCGGTGACGTCCACCAACCCGTACGCGGCACGCTGCATGGCGCCACCGACGAGCGCGAGGCCAACCTGACGCTGGTCCACGTCGTCCACCTGGAAGTTGAAGTAATCCTGCTCGGTGATCTCGAGCATCTGATCGTCCATGTCCACGTCGTCCGGATCATCGATGTCGGTCGATCGCGTGTAGGACTTGATCGTCACCGGGCCGATCATGCCGATCTTGACCTTGTCGCCGCGCTGCGCGATGTCCCCCTCGTAGTCGCGGTTGACTACGCCGGGCTGCGCGAAGACAAGGTACTTGCGCAACCACATGAGGAGGGCACCCGACCAGATGGTCGGGATGAAGTTGGTGACGCTACCGCCCGAGATGCCGAAGATCGGACGACCATCGCGGTGGTACCCGATCGGCAACCCAAAGGCTGCAGGGTTCAGGGACGCGGGTGATGGCACCCGACCCTGGAACGAGATGCGAGGATCCACGTCTTCTCCTGTGCTTAGGTGAGTTTGCCGCCAGTGCCTTTGACGATCGCGTCCCAGTTGTTGGCGATCTGCTCGGGCGACATCTTAGCGAGGTCCGCCTGCGTGATCTGAGGTGCCCCACTCCCGAAGTCCTGCGATCCCGAAGGACGCGCCGACGCGGACGCGAGGTACGGCTTTGCCTTGAGGACTGCCTGGGCAAGAGTGGCGATGTTGGTCGGGACGCCGGCATCATCGAAGACGATCTCCGCCTGATCGATGTACCTGGTTGCATCCTCGGGATCAGCGAAGCCCAACCTCGCTGCGACCGACACTGCCGCGACTCGCACCCGACTTGCCTTCTCCGCTTCCGCCTGCTTGACGCCCGCCGCCTTGAGTTCTGCGTTCTCCTTCTGGAGGCGCTCCGTCTCGGACAACTGGGCGTCGCCGATCTTCTTGAGTTCCTTCTCGGCGGTGTCCGCGCGCTTGCGTTCCGCCGCCAAGGCCTTCTGGAGGTTGGTCGTGTCGCCGTCGGCTGAGGCCGGCGCGACAGGATCCTTGCCCGCCGCAGGCATCACGCCTGTCGCCGGCGTCGCACCGGCTGCGGGTCCTGTCGATCCTCCCGAAGGGGCGGGCGGAGTGGGTGGCGTCTCGCCTCCCGATCCGGTGCCTGTTCCCGGCATCACGCCGGTATCTTTGGGGTCGACTTTGGGGTCGTCCATGGGTTCAGAACCTCACACTAACAGGTGGTGTCAAAGCAGAACACCGTGCATAAACCGAAAACTGGCAACTGCCCCAACGATCGCGCACAAGGCGCTGTGACCGGTCAAGCAGGGGCGCTGTCCTCAAAGTAACCTAATCATGGGGCCCGGATCCTTCAACCGGGCTTAGCGTTGGTTTTGATCAGCAGAAAAGAGGCGAGTATGCAGAGCATACAGTCAGGATGCGAATACTGGGCCCTCCTTGTGAATACCGCACATCTGCTCAGAATACCTACGTATCTACGCCCTCACTGACATGGGCTTGACTACCGCTCCTGGAGGCGGTGAACCCGGGTTCTCGACCGGCATACCACCCGGAGGCATCCCAGGCATCGACCCAGGTTGACCCGGCATCCCAGCAGCACCAGGGGCCGGCGGAACATCGGTCGACAGCGGACCTGTACCGGGCTCATTCTCGGCGATCAGTTCCTTCCAGCGAGCGATCTCACCAGGAGACGCACCCCACTTCTCCCACAGGACTTCGCGAGGTACACCGAGGGCGCCCATCTTGAGGAGCGCGTCCACATGCTGGGACTCGGTACGGTTCTCAGGATCAATCCAGATCGTCTCGCTGTCCATGATCGTCGCGCGTGAGTCACCAAGGACCTTGAATGCCAGACGGATCACCTCCTCGTGCGACTCACCGAGCACCAGTTCCTTGTCGATCACCTTGGTGACCAGGGGCGCCTCAACAGCCCGCAGTGCCTCCCCTGACGGGAAGTTCCCCTGACCACCAAGGATGTAGTGGTGCGGCGTGCGCGTGATCGTCGCTGCCATCTGGAGGCGCTGTTCGATCCCCTTGACGAACCCATCCAGCGTGGCGACCGCGAAGTCACCGAACTTGATCTCCGGCATGCCGGGATCCGACTGCCCGAACGCCCACAGGCGATCAGCACCTGGTTCGATCGGTCCATTGGCGAACTCGACCATCCCCGTCTCCGGGTTCTCGACCAGGGGCAGGTTGATCCCCCAACGCTGCGGGAACGCTGAGAACGAAGCAGTGATCAGCATGTCGCTGACCAGTTTGTTGATCGCGTCATTGATCGGGATGGTGGTCGCGATCTCGGACAACCCGAGCATGCCCAACTTGGGCTTGTTGACGAAGGGAACGATGGGCACGACCTTGAGCGGGTTCGGCAACGGCCACGGCTCGCCCGGGATGATCCGCCACTCCCAGCCCGTGAGCATCCCGAACTGCAGACGATCCGCGTCCTCAGGCAGCACAGGAGGCACTGTGGGCGCGAACCCGGCCGCCTGCTGGAACTTGTAGGTCGCTTCCGGCAGGTACACGGTCGCGAACACACGACCCGTCCAGTCGTCGCGCCACCGTCGCAATGCCGCGCGACGCTTGAGCGGGTCCTCGTAGTCCTGGACGACGATCGTTGACCGCGGGTCAAGGACCCGGATCAGCGGGTGCTTCGCGTCCGTCGGGTTCGACCACACCCCAACGTACGAGTACGCTTCGATCAGCGACGTCTTGTGAAGGATGGTCGACTGGGCGTCCATCTGGTTCGCCTGCCAGATCTCCCAGGCATCGTCGTCGGGTTTGGCGTCGGACACCTTCGGGCCCATCCTGAACCCCTGCACGTGCATCCGCTCGGTGCACGCGTCGACCACGAGTTCACAGATGTTCTCGGCATACCCCTTGAACAGTTCACCGAACGCCTGCCGGAACTTGGCGTCCGCGTACTTGAGGTTGTGGCGCCCCTCGTAGTAGTCGCGGTACCGCTGCAGGTCACCGTCCCGGGCATTGAGCAGCAACGACAGGCGGTCGAGCCACCAGCGTGCCGAGCCAGGCAGTGCGTTCTGCTGGTTGTCTATGCGTTCGAGCATGTCAGCGCCTCATGGACAGGACCTTGCGGGCGCCATACCGTGGTGCGACCACGGCCCGCTGGACGGCAACGATCATGGCGAGTGCACCTGTGATCTGCTTCCCTGCCCGAGGAGCAATGAACCACCCCGCGGGCGCTTGCCTCGCGACGGTGAACCCCACTTCCTGGGACAGGAGGTCATCCCGCTCGTGGGTCAACCTGCCTTCGGACGCCAGGCGCTTGAGCGTCTCCGCCGCAGGTGCCAGGCGTTCCGCCGAGTTCGGCAGGTCGACCATCGCTGCACCCTTCGCCCGGAGGCGTTGTGCCGATCCTTCGAAGAAAGCACCCGTGTAGACGATCTCGGGCCCGGGATTGGGCAGGATCTTCTCAGGATACCCTGGCCTGATCACACGAGGCACGAGGACAGGCGACGGATACCTCTCGCGCAGCAGGTCAAGATCCTTCTCAAGGTCGGTGATATCCAGGTAGTCACCGGGCGGCAGCGGGCGCTCCGGGTAGTGAGTGACGCGCACGACGACACCTGACTCCTGGTTCTGGGCGGACGCGATCGCTCCCGTGAGGTGATCGTGGGCGATCACAACCGCGGAATACACCGCCAACTTGGGGTCAAGCACCACCTGACCGTGGGTCGCGTCCCACGTCACCTGAGGCATCCACCGTTCCTCGAGGTCAGGCCACCGGTTCAGGTTGTAGCGGATGAACTCGGAACGCGGGACCGTTGGGTCAAAGAAGGAGGCCTCGATGTTCTCGAACGGGAGCACCTCGGGACACGTCGGGTTGCCCTCGAGGATCGCCTGCCGTCGCTGTTCGGGATCCTCTAGATCCCACTTCTCGTCCGCCTCCCACCACAGGAACAGGAACCCAGGATCCGTCGTCTCGCCCTTCGCGACGGCGACTCCGTGGGCGTACAGGTCACCCAGCAGCGAGTCACGGTCAGCACCCGTCGTGGTGATCCCGATCTGGAACCCGCCATACAGCACGGGCACGCCCAGCGCCTTCGCGATAGCGGGCTTCAACCTGCGCGGGATCCTGCGCTTCCTCAGCGACTTCCCCTGCACCGTCCACATCCGGATGGCGCGATCAGTCACCCACTCGTGCAACTCGTCACCGAGGTAGCAAGTCGGCAACCCGCCATCGTTCGTGCCCGCGACTGCTGCCGTTCGATACAGGCGCCCGACCTCGTCTGGCAGGACGATCCGATCCTCGAGGATCTCCCGCCCTTCGTGGAACGTCGCGGCGAGCGGCGACTGCTTGAGGCCCGAGTCACCAAGGATCGACAGACGGGCAGCACCGAACAGGCGGTTGGCGTTCTCCCAGGACGCTGCTGAGATCGGGACGTTGGGCGACACAGGTGCCAACGGGCCGTCGAGTTCGGTCAGGCCCAAGTCGGCGATCGACTCCGTCTTGACGTTGCCCTTGCCCATCCCGATCAGGATCCGGTCATACAGGAAGCGCCCGGTGTCCGGGTTGTACTGGTAGATGCGCTCGATGATCCACTCCCACACGAGCGACAGGCGCACGGGATCACCGAGGACATCGCCTTCGCCGTGCACCAGGTTGCGCTCGATCCAGGCGCGCTGGAACCTGCCCGCGGACGGGTAGGGCGTGCCGTCAGGCAGCAACCTCAGGGGCGACTCCCACTTCGGCGGACGCAACTCATCCGGTTCGCCTTGCCATCGCGGCGAGGTCGATCGGTTCGAAGGTGTCTTCTGGGACCTCGTTGGGCGAGGTACCTGCTCCTGGGTTAGGACCATTCCTCGCGATGCCCAGGCGGGCGGTCAACAGGAGACGGGCGGTCGGGTTCAGCCCGTACCGATCCTGCAGCGCGAGGATCGCCGGGTTGAGTCCCGTCGATGCCGCGAGCAACGGGTTGACCACGACCTGGCCCATCGACCCGCGAGTCGAGATCTCCTTGAGGCCTTGGCGGCGTAAACGATCGCGCAGGTCCATGAGGTCGAACAAGGACACCAGCGCCGACACGTCGGACCCAGTGATGTGCAGCGCGATAGGCGAGGACCAGTACTCGACCCACGCCTTCCTGGTCGCGACGGACCAGTTCTCCTTGTACCTGGGCGGCGTGATCGCCGGGGTCAGGTCGGGTGCAGGCACGCCTTGCGTAGGCGCTCGTCGCCCACGTGCGCGCTGCTCGGGTAGTTTGGGAGTGGGATCGGGCATCGGTCACCCCGTACACGTTAGTGGGAGCGTGCCGGGGCACGTCAACCCGGGGAAAAAGGCCGACGCGCCGGAATCCACCCCTGCTGGCATTGGCGAGCCTAAGTCCCAGGGAG